GACAGAGAAAGATAAGCAAGCACAGAAGCAAGAGCCTGTGGGGAAAATCGTAGAAGCATTCGCTGGACTGACAGCCGTGAGCATTCCAGAGATGCCGCCAGTTGGTACAAAACTTTATACGCAACCAGCACCGCCCGTGGCATGGACTTCACGAGAACTTGAGTTCATCGACGAAATGATTGTGGCGCAGCTAAATCACGCAGAAAGATGCGACAGCATTAGAAATCCAGTAGCGGAGAAACAGAAGCAATGGGATCTGGAGCGCGTTGCAATACTTCAAAAGGCTAAGGGAATGTCACGGCGCGAATGGGTAGGGCTAACCGACGAAGATATTGACATCTTGCAACTTGGTTTGATGCGTGAAAACCGCCACGGAACCTATGCTCTTGCTAGAGCAATTGAGAAATTGCTAAAGGAGAAAAATTATGCTGCCGATTGAATGGGTAGACAAACTGTTTCACAAACTGGCGCTGGTGTATGGCGTTGACATTGCCAAGCGTTACAGCGGCCTAGAGCCTCTTGCAGTAAANCANGAATGGGCNAATTGNCTTGGTGGGTTTAAAGACCGCCCAGACGCTATACGNTTTGCGCTTAACCACCTNCCAAGCGATAGATGCCCGACCATGTTGCAATTCCGAGATCTATGNAGGCAAGCGCCACCAGTAGAAGCGACAGCGCTNCCAGAGCCGAAAGCAGACAAAGAAATTGTNGATAAAGAAATCGCAAAGCTGGTTAANNAAGCNTTTACAAACCGAGATCATAGGCTCTGGGCAAAGAAGCTAAAAGCTAGGCATGAGGCAGGGGAAAATCTGTCGCTAATTTTGGTGAGGGCATACAGAGAGGCTTTAGATGACACCTTCTCAAAGGTCAGTTAAGCACTTAAAAGATTGTGGTTATGTGGTAGCCACGGTTGAGCATTACAACTACTTTACCAAGCGCCGCCATGACTTGTTTGGTTGCATAGATTTGCTGGCAATTGGCAATGGGGAGACGCTTGCTGTCCAAGTAACCAGCAAATCCAATATGTCATCCAGGATCAAAAAAATAGAGGAGTCAGAAGCCTTGCCAGAGATGCTGCGGTCTGGCTGGAGAGTGATCGTACACGGTTGGGCAAAAAACAAGTCAAACCGTTACGAAGTCAAAGAATTTGAGTTTTAACAATTAGGGAAACCCCTAATACAAAAAAGACAACAACAAGCGCACAATTACCCTACACACTTAGGAGATTACAAATGTATAACAACACAATTTACGCCATCGGCGCTGCCGCACTTGTCTCACTTATCACCTTTGTCTCGCTTGGATGGGTCGTGCTATGAACAACGTCCAAAAGACTATGCTTGCGCTGGCAGGTCGTGCTGAGTTCCCGCAGGGCGACAGAAAATTCTGGATTAGCTTATGGGCTAATGCCGAACAGGTAGAGAAATTGATGTGCCACATTGCCGAATGCAGAAACACCCGCGATGAAGATATGGGCAAACTGGTGCATATGCTAGAAGATCACATTAAAACGGAGTTGAAATGAAAATCCATGCTGCCTTTGTAAAAGCTCAGAAAGAGTTTGGCCCCGCGCTAAAGTCATCCACTAACCCTCATTTCCGCAGCAAATATGCAGACCTGTCTGCTTGTGTTGAGGCTGTTATAGATGCGCTTAACGCTAACGGCATTGGCCTTATGCAACCTTGCCACGAATCAGACACGGGCGTGATTGTAGAGACATTGTTTATACATGAGTCAGGAGAAACCTTGTCGGCTGGCAAATTGCACGTTCCTGCCGCTAAAAACGATCCGCAAGGGTATGGGTCAGCATTGACGTATGCGAGGCGCTACAGCCTGATGGCAGCGTGTGGGATAGCTCCTGAAGATGACGATGGCAATGCTGCCGCTAGAAAGCCAAAAGTAGACGTGTCTGTAGCACTAACTGCTATCCGAAGTGCCGTTGATTTGGGTGAGCTAAAAAGCCAGTTTGCCGCTGCGTTCAAAATGTTTGACCAAGACAAAGCAGCCCTAGCTCAGATCTACCAAGCAAAAGAGGAGCGCAAACAGGAACTAATGAAATGATCGAGCAAGGTAGCCCAGAATGGCAAATGCTTAGGGTCGGGAAGGTAACCGCTTCCCGATTGACAGACGTGCTTGCCACCATCAAAGAAGGGGAGGCAGCAACCAGGCGCACATACCGCACTCAGTTGGTAGCTGAGCGTCTTACGGGCAAGAAAGAGGAAAGCTACTCGTCTGAGGCTATGAGATGGGGAGTAGAGCAAGAACCGTTTGCCAGAGCTGCATACGAAATTACTACTGGCAGCTTTGTAGACCAAGTGGCGTTTGTAGACCACCCGACTATTGAGATGTTTGGGTGTAGTCCTGACGGGCTAGTAGGAGACAATGGCCTAATCGAAATCAAATGTCCGAACACTACTACCCACTTGTCTTACCTAGAGGCAGATAAACCGCCTAAGCAATATATGCCGCAGATGATGGCGCAAATGGCTGTGACAGGTCGCAGTTGGTGTGATTTTGTGTCGTTTGATCCTAGGCTACCTGCTGGCTTGCAATTGTTTGTCACCCGTGTAAAGCGAGATGACAAGTACATAGCTCTCATGGAATCAGAAGTTCAAAAGTTTTTACAAGAAGTGTCAACAACCGTAGCAAAACTAAAGGAAAAAGCAAATGCCAGTTAAATTTGAAGTAATCGCAAAGACCGGAACATACACAGACAAAAACGGGCAAGAAAAAAACCGTTGGACAAAGTGTGGCGCTGTCATGGAAACATCTAAAGGACTAAGCCTAAAACTGGAGTCTTTGCCTATTGGTAGCGATGGCTGGTTTATCTTGTCTGAGCCAAAGCCAAAGGATGATGCTGAGCCAGTACAAAAAGACAGCAGACAAGGCAACTTAAACAACATCGACTCGGACATACCTTTCTGATGGATACCAAACAAGTGGGAGGCAACCACTATCAATTGCCAATTGAGCCTTGGGACTATGTTTGCGCTAACAATCTGGGGTACCTGGAGGGTAATGTCATCAAGTACATTTCCCGCTGGAAATCTAAGGACGGTTTGCAAGATTTGCTAAAAGCACAACACTACATAGAAAAGTTAATAAAGGTAGAAAATGAACGATTACTCGCCACACACGCTGCGCCTGGAAGCACTGATCAAGGAAATACGGTCTTTATTGTTACGCAACCAAAAACATCAGGCTTTGAAATTATGTCTGGAGCTGAGTATCGAGAGCAACAGGTTAACCAGTGCCGTGTTAAATACGAGGGTTATGGGAAGCCCGTCTCTCTCGGAGACATTATCTGACCTTTGCGGCAATGAATGATGGAACAGCAAACAGAAGCCTGCCACAACCTTCTATGTGCCGTTGTCCACATGGCGCTTACAGATGCGTTTAAAAAGCCGCTAAAAATTGGTGACTCATTGCGGCTAGACGATCACGCCAAAACTGCACTAGATTTCTTGTTTGTACACGGAGACCCTTTTCTAGAAATTATTGATATNGAGCCGACTACGTTCCGAACATCTTTGCTAAACAAAATGTTCTCAGACGANCGGTCTGCTCACTACGCTGATTTCAAAAAAAGGATCTTTCGTACCAACTATCGGTTGTGGGATGAGTTGCGCGAATACAGAGACATAAATGGATAAGCTGATATACCGTCTAGGGTTAGATCGCAGTAAGGTTCAGCAGATGATCGCGCAAGCCCCAGACGGGTATATCGTGGAAATAAAAAAGCCTTCCCGCTCACTAGAGCAGAATGCTTTGTATTGGTCAACGATACACGAAATTGCCGAAAATGTCTCTGTAGACGGACGTAGTTACACCCCGCAGGTGTGGCACAGATACTTTAAAGAGCGGTTTTTACCAGGAAAAATACTTGAGCTTCCAGGAGGCCATGTGATAGAAGTAGAGTCATCCACTACCGATCTATCGGTAGAAGATTTCAGCAACTTTGTAGAACAGGTGTTTAAATTTTATGAGGAACACAAATGAAAACCCTACTAGCCATTTGTCTTTTGACAGCAACGGCATCGGCCTTTGCAATGTGTACGCAACAGATCATCATAGTGAACGGCAAGACGACAATATGCAACACTTGCTGCACAGCACAAGGATGCACAACGATATGCACCTAAGCATTGAAAAACATATCCTCGTCACGCTTGCTCATGAAGGAGGCGACACCAGCTCACAGATCGCCAAAAGCATGGGGTATAGCAGAAAGGTTATACAGAGGCAGCTTACAAGGCTTAAAAGCCTTAAGCGCATCTACATAAGTGGCTGGATCATTGCCCCCAACAACAGAATACAGGCGGTGTATTCTATTGGAAACAAGCCAGATGCGCCTAAAGCAGAAAAGGCAGTATTAGGCACTCGGCAAAGGCACTTTATCCCTGTTGAGATTGTGGTGCAACCAGATGAGGCAGCGTCATGGCTAAAATCGGAGATAAAGACGTTCCATCGGATTCTGAAGAATGGCGATCCTGGTGTGAGGCAAAATACGTATTAGCCCTACCTGACAAACCTGCCAGACAGCGTTATATTCGAGCTATACGATCCATACGTGGCGATGATGCCGCAGACAACTTACAAAGGACTATCCTTGCTGCGTGGGAACTATCGAAACAATAAGCTGCTGTACTTTGCCAGCGAATGCCCTGCCTGTTTATGGTGTGGCAAGCACAATGACGGGTCTGTTGTGGCCTGTCATAGCAACCAGTTAAAAGACGGGAAAGGCAAAGGGATCAAGGCGCATGATTACCGTGTTGCCTACTTGTGCCATGCGTGTCACTATGCAATTGACCAAGGCAAGGACATGGGTAGGGATGAGCGCCGAGAAATGTGGGATGAAGCGCATCGCAGAACTATCGGATGGCTATTTGAGACGGGGAGAGTAGATGTCACTAAGAGATAGGTTAGTGAACTGGTCGTTTGCCATGAAAGGCTACACTGGCCCAGAAGTCCCGTCCGAATGCGCGTCAGCAGAACGGCATTACGTCCCAGAAGCAGGGACAATTTGGGATGAGCCAGAAGATAAATTTGCGCCTGACGTGTTAGACGCAGATGTGGTAGAAAAAGAAGTGTGTAACCTACGGGAGGATTTGAGAACCGTTATAAAAGCAAAATACGTACAGTTTCCATATAACTCAGTAAACCACTGCGCCCACTATACGCGCATGAGTCCTAAAAAATTTCAGGAGAGATTAGATGAAGCACACCGACGACTTTGCAAACGATTGCACGAAGATCGAGTCTGATTACCTATACACAAAGGCAGGCACTTGTATCACAAAGCGCTGGAGAAAAATGGGATGGGTTCCTGCTAGTGAAGATGCCGCCATTTTAGCTAAATGGGCGCANTATCAAAGCCTGTCAGCGAGAGCGATTGAGGAAATCTCTGCAAACTGACTCNAACACCTCTATAAACCTAGCCCCAGATTCTANCGTCTGGGGCGTGTCTTTTTTGGAGTATGTGGGCANATCTCTNTCTAGCTCACGACAAATAACACGGTTAGTCTCTGAGCCTGCCACGGTCTGACANCCTGCCAACAGGATCGTCAATAGGAGTACGCCTAGCTTTNTCTGCTGCATCTTCTACCCCTCTAGCTTTTTTACGGTCTGCCTCTGCCTGTCTTTGCATTTCGCGCAAAGACCCACTATGGCGACCATACATATAAACACCAATAATTGCCGCTATAGCAGCGCCGACAGCGATAATCCACGATTTAAACCTTAGCCAGATTGCCATTTGCCTGTCCTCATTTGCTCTGCCATTTCGCCAGCCCTCTTAGGGGTCTGCTGCGCCCATTTGGACTGTAGCATCTGATCTGCCGCCTCTGCGTAGTTGCCAGCTTCAACCAACCCTAGAGTGCGAGAAAAGCCCATTAGACCACCGATTCCTAGCTGGAACCCCATGTTAAGCAAGACAGCTCTGCGTGGCTCTGACAGCTTGTTAAACCACGGTAAACGGGCGTTTAGCTCACGCAGCACCTTTGCAACATCATTGCCTAGCAAATACTCTGCCTCATCTTTTGTAATGCCGCCACCTTTTCGCCTGTCGATCAGCCTGCCCACGCCTATTGTCCAGAATCCCAAATGATCCTGGTAGGCATAAAGCACTTCCCCCTCATGCCTTCTTAGCTGGTTGATTGCTGTTTTCGTCCAACTTGGATTGTCGGATGATTCTTGCGATAGGGCTTGCAAGGACGCAAATGATCCCGATTGCCCTGAAGATTTCGGGGTCGACTCTGGACTTGAGTTCTGGCGGAAGATTTTGGATAACAGTTCCAACAGCATTCGGGTAAATCTCCAAAAAGGTTAATAGCGCCCCGCCCAGTATAGACAGCCGCACAGACCACCACTTAGGCCAATCTCGCGCATCTTCTACTAGCTTCATACCTCAGCCCCTCTAAAGTAGGCGACACCATCAAGAACCGCGCAAAACTCAGGCTGGATTAGCCGCCCGTTTTTGATAGTTAAAACAGCGAAACCGCTACAATGGTTCTTTGGCGCGTCTTCCCCATAACTCATGTGGTCGCCTTCTGTGTCGGATAACGTGCCAGTGTCTACGCCCCATCTAGTTCCGTTGTAGTCAGACACAATCGTAGCTTGTAGCCTATGCAAGTGTCCTGTCACCATCGAAACACCAGATTTTAGCGGGTTGTTGTAAGTTGCATGAATTCCATTGTGGTATCTGTGTTTAATCATAACGTTGTTATTGATAAACACCGACATACAGAAAAGCCATGCAGGGAAATGCTCAGTAAACGAAAACCCGCGCACCCCCTCAAACTCTGGCGCAACATTGGCAAGCCTACTTTCAAATCTCAGGTCGTGGTTACCCATCGTAAAAATAAGTTTGCCATTGCCGCGAACCTTCTCGATTTCATGCAGCCTGTCGGTTACCGCCTCTAGCTCTTGCTTCACACTGGGTATAGCGTGAGGCATAAAACCCGCCTTGCCGAACCTGCTGATTGATGCCCCGTCGAAAGCATCCCCGTTCATGACGATAATGTCAGGCTTGTGTTTCTTAATTAGCTTTACGAACGCCTTGTGAGCCTCGCTAATCTCATCAGGCCAGTAATGAGCATCAGAGGCAACAAAGATTACGCCATCGTCTAAATCCACGTTCATGCGAGACATATAGTCCCGAACGTAGTATTCAGGCGATCTTTTGTTTGTTGCTTCTAGCTTGATGCGGTATTTGCTTTCCATTTTGCGCCGCCTAGCGTGTACAGCGCGTAAGTCCAACCCTGTTGATTTGGATACTTTTGCAGCAGACTTGTGCTGTTTCCAAGCGCTTAGAAACTCCTCGTCTGTTAGTCGCCTCGTCATGCAAACTCCTACTTGACGCGCCCTAAAACCGTTAGTTTTCTTATCATTTTTTTAGGGATCGCAATTACATTGGCGTAATCGCCTGGGAACCAAGTTTGGGCAACAATAACGCCCTGCTTTCGTTTTTCTAACAAAAACCCTGTAGTGTATACAGGGTTAAAGTCTACCTGAAGTTTTTCGCCAAATTGCCACCCGCTAGGCGCATGGCAGGCATCGACCCACTCAATCAAAACCAGTTCTGGTGATTTCATTTATGCCACCACCTTTCGTATATGCCGTATAACACAGCTCCAGCGCCAGCAATCCAGAGTATAGGCTTTGCAGCTTTGCCGATCCACTCTAGCACCAGAAAAGCGCCTTTAGCAGCATCAAAAGCAACCACGATGCCCTCAGTCTTTTTGTCAAGACTATCTACTTTTGACTCTACTGTAACCAGACGCTCATATATTTGCTTGTGTGTAACTTCGTCCATGCCGCACCTGTAAAAAAGCCCTGTAATACAGGGCAGTTATACCATAAGTTTGATTTAAATTAGGGAGCAATTGGCCATTGAATGTCCCATGGAAATCCAGCTTGGCTAGTGATGTCTCTTAATTCTTGCCGATATGCCGCCCATACTGTTTTATCAACGGGCGAATCATCAAGCTGTGT